TGGGGAGTGCGTGCTCAGCGCCTGAGGGGGCCTGGGGCCTGATGTTGCCCGCCTTCGCTGCCACCAATGACGCCTGACCCGCGTCGACGACGGCGTTGAGCCACTCGGCCGGGTACGTGAAGCCGCGCTGCCCGAGCCAGAGCCCGAGGCCGTCAATGGCTGCTTGGCGCTGCACCGGGTCGCCCATGTCGAGGCTGCCGAGCTTCGTTGCGACTGAAATGCCCACTGCGGCTGGCTTCTGCCCTGCGCCGACCATCTCTGAGATCTCAGCGCTGATGTCGGACACGAAGTTGGGCGCGTAGGCCTGCTGTTGAGCTTGGATCTCGCCGATCTCACCAGCCACCTCGGTGCCAACCTTCGCAGCCTCCATCTCAGCTCCCTGCACCGCCTGCTCTGCCGCCATCTGCTGCGCTGCGGAGGCGATGTCTTGCCGCATCTGCGCGGTGCCGCTGCCGCCGCCTGCGCCACCACCTGTGGCAACGCCTGAGCCGCGCATCGATGCTGCGCGCTGCGACTGTACCTGGCGGAGTTGGTTAAGCCCTGCCTGTGCCGCCCTCTGTAACGCGGCGGGCGCTCTCCCGGCGACGCGCTGCTGCTCCTTCAGGGCGCCTATCGCGGACTGAGCCTGTGGCCCTGAGAGGAACCGGTTGGCTGCTACGCCCTCTTTGATTGTGCTGATCCCGCCTTCTTCTGGCATCTCTTACCTCACACCAAATGGGTCTTGCCGATAATGTACACCCAGATTCCGCCTGAGCCGAGGATCATGCTCTCTGCGGTATACGCGCTATCTATGTTGGTGCCGGCAGAGTCACCGATCCTGCCACGCACCTCAATCCATTGCTCTTGTCCATCGGTTGCTGGCGCCCCGCCGTCCACGTCCGTCCTCGACGCAGTCGCGCTTGTGCCTCGCCCCACGAACACCGGCTTTCCCTGGACACCGTTGAATCCGATGCCAGCAGCGCCGACCAGGTCTGCGGCGTGGAGCTCGAGGTTTGCTGGATACGGGGTCGACGTGCCTACACCCGTGCCAACAACGGACGCCGTGTGCCGCTGCCCCACCTGTATGCGATCGATCGCGGCTGCTTGCCACGCAGCGCCCACCGGGTTGCTCATCGACTTGAACGCCACCTGCGTATAGTTGTAGTTGTCTCCGCGTACGCCTGTGCCGATACCAACGCCCACCTCACACCTGAATGTGGCCGGCGGGAGCCCTGACGCGGGTAGTCGCGGGAGCGTGTTGGCGGTTACCCTGTTGGCGCCGTCCCACCACAGAAACGGCATCCAGCTGTAAGAGAAGATGACGTGATGAACGGTCATCGGGGACTCGATGGGGATGTAGCGCCTGTCTATGATGGAGTCCGTCCCGCTGACGATGTAGGGCTCGTCAAGCCAGTCGTCTGATACTCGCCCTCCCCACTTGCCGTTGTTGAAGAGGGGCACGCTGAGCACGGTGTAGGCGGCGGAGTCCTTTATCTCCTCGAGCATGGGCACGTCAGCGTCCATCTTGTAGCCGCCGTGGAGCTTACGCCTACTGAACTCGTCGATGACGGCCAGCACCGTCTGCGTGCCCAGGGTTGAGGCGCCAGCGTCATTGGCAATGATGACATCACCCGCTGCAGGGGTAGCTCCGATGGGCGCTCGTGAGGTCGAGGAGTTGATGCCCGCGCCCGTAGTGCCGGCAGCGGCGTGTGTGAGGTTCTTGTTCTGTTCACCCAGGTGCCGGTTGGGGATGTTCTGTATGGTGGCGTCCTCGTCCCTGGACGTGAGTCGCGCGAGGAAGCGCATCGACACCTCTACAGACACAAGCTCAACACCCTCGGTGGTGTTCGTCCCGCTGAAGAGTTCGGGTGCCGATATGACGAAGGTGTAGCTCTTGTACGGGTCGATGACCTGGTTGATCTCAGAGGCGACCCATGGGTTCAGCCTGAAGAAGCTCCCGTTTGTGTCGATGGGGTTGATGGTGCCAGACCAGATCATACGCCCTGGCTCGAACCCCACTGACGCCGTGCCCTCGAGCCACTTGAGCTGCTTCTCAAAGATCATGAGTTCGATCTTCAGCCTGCTCTGCATGTCGTATGACACCTTCGCGGCATTGTTGGGCGCCGTTGCGCTCCATGGCGCCGCAGTTGCGCCAGTGCTCCAGTTGGACACAATCGCTGCGGGCTCGAGGCGTTGGTCGAACGAGAAGCTAACCTCGTCGAGGACGATGTCAGGGGCCGTGTCGTCGAGGGTCGGTATCCTGCCGCCAAAGCGAGGGTCTGTCGTGTAGGCCATGTCCTCCTGCAGCGGAGGAAGCACGAACGGGATGCCGTGAAAGCACATGCCGCCCGTCGGCCCAGCCACCCTGTTGGTGGCCCCGGATAGCCTCGGTAGCGACAGGTTGACCCTGAACGGCGCGTACTGGCTCGTGAGTTGCTCGGCCTCGATGTTCGCCGTTGTCATCTGCGTCTGCGCCGCTGATGCAGGCGTGAATACGTGCTCGGTGACGAGCTTCGCCCCTCTGGCCAGCTTCTTCCGGGTGATCTTGGCCATTAGAGGGACTGCACCTCCTCAAGCACCGTGAGCGTGATGCTCCAGGCCTGAAGGAACCATGGGATCGTGCCCCACGTCCCCTGCGTGTAGACCGTGCCATCGTAGAGCGGGATGGAGACCGCGAGCCTGACGCGCGCCTGTTCGTGAATGGGGATGTTCAGGTCTCTGAACTCCACAATCCTGCCGCCCAATGCCCTCCCATGAAGGTTGGGCGCTGCTCCCGTTGAGTCGTAATGTGGCGTCATGTCCGTCCATCCAATGGCGACAGGGCTCGGGGCAATCAGCGAGAACATGCTCTCGTTTACGGTCCACTGGGTGCGCGTCATTTCCACATCAGTGAGTTCAGCGTCCTCTGGTGAGCCTGGGTTCATCACGTCGAGCACAATGGGAACGTCGACGGTGTCGCTGCCGGGTGAGAACGGCGGTGGCGCCTCGCCACCAGCGCCCACGGCATATGTGTATGGGATGAGCGTTGTGTCGAACGTGCCCGTATATGGCCGGGTGGAACCAGCGCCGCCGTCGATGTGCATCATCACGCTGACCCCATACAAAATGGCGGGTCGGCTGAAGTGGAACATCCGCGTCCAAGCGAACTGGTCGCCGAGGCTAGATGCGGATGCTCCGCTCATCATGTAGTTCTGGACACCGGGGATCAAAGTCCCCTTAAGCCGCGCGCGATTAAAGGGCGCTCCCTCAACCAGGGAGCCGAAGATGTCATCGTCGTTGCGCATCTTGAGCCAGGGAAACCTTCCGTACTGGGCAGACGCGGAGCGATCCTGGGGGTTAAAGCCGGCGTGATACTGGGTCGCAACAAACCGCTGCTTGGTGTTTCCCTTGTCGAGCTCGTTGATCCCGCCAACGACTTCACCAACGGCTTTTTCAAGGCGCGAACCATCGATCGTCGTTCCATCATAGAACAGCTCCTTGGTCAGGTTTCGAGGCTGTCGGCGCCAGGCCATTAGACGTTCCCCGTTCCGGTTGCGGTGCCACCCGTGAAGAGCGTGTTGCCGGTCTTGTTGTAGCAGAACGCTATCTGAACGCTAGCTGCGGGACCGCCATGCGATACCACGGGCTGCGCTGTCGTGGCGCTACCCCTGAATACGCACCCGAGCAACACCACCTTGGCACCCGCGTCCACTGCTACAACGGAGGTATCGCTGGTGAGCGGCCTCTCAAACGTGCAGCCGCGAAAGACCACAGTAGCGGGCGACTTGACGTTGACGCAGTTGTCGCCCTCGTCAGCGGATACGGTGATGTTGTCGATCACCGCATCGCTCTCCACCACCAGCCTGCGGGTAAGAACCGCCCCTGGGGCGACGCCCTGCAGTGCGGTGTCCTCCTTGTCGAGCACACTGCCACCATGCTCACCGGGCGCCAGGGCCAGCGCGTTGCCCTTGAGCAGTCGCTCCCGGAATGACTCCCCAGGCAGCACGAGGCCGAGAGCATCCACGGCGTCCGCCACGCGCCTGCGCACGACCTCGTTGTGCTCGCGGAAGCGGTTAGACTGCTGGCGGATGCCGCGCGCTATCAGTTCGTTGAGGCTCATCTGCCCCTCCTGCGCCTGCCGGCTCCGACGATGCGGTAGAGCAGCTTGACGCTCTCGAGCTTGAGTCTTTCTGCGGGGTTACGCATGAACCCGAACAGCATGGTCGCCACGCTGTTGCCCTTCACCGAGTCTGAGGTGGTGATCTCATCAACCTGCTCGTCACCAATGAGGCACGCCTTCTGCTCGAACGTCGTGGTGGCAGGGTTTCCATACGCTGCGTATGTGGCGAAGTTCGCCTTCTGCATGGCCGAGCCGCCAGCCCTGATGCGGTCTCGGATGGTCTCTTCTGTCATGGCGGTGGGGTAGAGGTTGGTGGTGATGCTGACGGGGCCGGTGAAGGTGGTGCCACCCACGTAGTCAACCGTCTGCGCCATCCAGGTCTTCAGGTCAGCAGCCATCATCGTGTTGAACTGGCCCTGCGTCCATCCGCCCGTGATGTCGTAACCCTGGTCATGGCTCAGCAGCCTGACGCTCAGCCCTCGAGCCTTCAGCCTTGCGTCTTCTGGCAGCCCCACATCTTCCGACATGTACGCCCAGTCGACCGGCTGCGCCACCGAGTCCTCCTTGCGCACATCAACCAGGCGCCACTCCCGCCACGCCAGGATGTCTGTGTCACTCGTTGCTGCAGCACCGTCTGTCAGCGTACACCACGCAACACCGGCCTTTGCTTCGAGCCCCATGCCAGAGACATTGAACGTGTTGGAGATGGTCTGCATGGGTATGTACCCGAGCAGGTTCAGCCTCTCTGGCACCACATTGAGCTTCGGCGAGTGTGTATGCGCGCTTGCGGCGCCATCCCAGATCATGTGGATGACGTTGCCCCCTCTGTTGGCAACGCCCGCCGCAGTCTCACACCGAGCTATCCCTGTGCCTGCAGACCACCCAGCCGCAGACCCCTGCCTCTCTGCTGGGAGAATGAGGTTCAGGTTGGTGCTCGTGAGGGCATCTGTGAAGATGGGGCGCCAGTGTGAGTTGTCGAAGGCGAAGGTTATCTCAACCTTCTCGATGGCAGCAGTAGCGGGGTTGTTCGAGAAGTAGGGCCCAGGAACCAGGTACACCGGCATGAGCACGGTCCTGGCAGGCGCCGCTGGTGCAGACTCACCGTTGGGCAAAGCGGCCACTGCGGTGCCCCTAAACTTGTACTGCTGCTCGACTGTTATCCACTCGCCCAGCACAAGCGTCGACTGCTTTGAGCCAGACGCACCGACGCTGTCCATGAGGTACTTGCCGGCGATGGTGCGGTAGTCCTCGTCATCCACGCTGCGGTCGATGGCTCCGCCGCGCCCGTACTCCAGGATGTAGGCCGACATCGAGGTGGTGTCATCATCCACAGGGGCCGCGCCTACGCCTGCGTACAGCGCCGCATCGGTCAGCGCCTGAACATCTGTTGAGCCCACGAGGTAGAGCTGCTTATCAATCGCCACTGGCCAGGGGCTCAGGATGTTCTTCACGGCGCCGACGTTAGGCACAGCGGCTGTAGAGGTGTTGGACTCGTATGTCCACAGCGACCACTGCTCACCCGAGAAGCAGAGCGACACGTTCTCGTCCGGCAGCGTCACCAGCACGGCCTCTAGAAGCTCACTGAACACAACGGACGCGCCCTTTGTCTTCAGCGTGATGACGCTGTTTCTCTGCGGCAGCGTGATGTTGATGGAGCCTGTCTCAGCCGTGGTGCTGGTGAAGAAGCTCGTGGCGGGGTCGGTGATGAAGTCCGTGAATAGCGGCGCGATGTCTGCCGAGATGGTCTGCACCTCGAGCCCACCGCCCGAGAGGTGTACACCTGTGCTGCTCAGCCAGACCGCTGCGCTGTCCTTCTTGGTCACGCACGACTGAGAGACGCACCCGATGCTGTCTGAGATTCGCACCGGCTCGAGACCGCCTGAGGCGATGGGGTCGTCCGAACGGGTGCTCGGTTGGTATGCGAAGGTCTCACTCTCAGTGAAGATGTAGATGCTCTGCCCCATCGGGACCATCGCGGTGATCTGCTTGTCTGTCGGCACGATGATGTAGTCGATGTCGATGAACGACGTGGGCCTATCCTTCTGAGAGAAGAAGACCTCCCGACCATTGCCTGCCACAACCAGCCTTCCGCCCCATGACGTGAGCGCCTGCGGCGATGGGATGCCTGACTCGGTGCGGTAGTTGTAGGCGGCTGTGAAGGCGCCTGGCGACGGCTTGACCCTCCAGATCATGGAGGACTCGGCGTAAGGCGGCGCCCACTTCTTAGGGTGAGCTCCAGAGACGAACCTGCGCCTGTTACCCCTGAACGTGCATGGCGTGTAGGCGTACAGGTCTGTGGCTGGAGAGCCGAAGTACACGGTATCTCTGACCTCTGTGAACGAGAACGTCTCCTCGCTCGTGGCCAGCACCCAGCTCTGGAAGTCGCGGTTGAAGTTCGTCTCGTACAGCCCGCGACGCACCTCCAGGTCCCGCTTATCGGTGCCACCCTCGGACGTGTGCCTGTACAGCGGCTCCTCCCACCACTCCCTGGTGGTCACGTCATAGATGTTGACCATGTAGATGTTGGCTATCTGGGCGCGGAAGGAGTCCACCTCGGAGGTGTACACCCTGGCCTTGAACAGGCTGATGATTTGGTCGTGGCCGAAGTCCGTATGGATAGCGTAGCTGCCGAGGTGCTTCTGGTAGCCCCACGGGGCAGACGCGCCACTTGCGGTGCCTGCCTCGCCGATATTGTGCGTCATGCGGCAGTCGAACTGCGTGAGCTGACCGAAGCCCTGACGCACCTCCCAGGCGCCATAACGGCGCAACATGTTCAGCGCGAAGCTCCCCTTGGAGGGGCGGTCGTACTTGATCCCGCCGGTCAGGATCTCGGCTTCGTCATACTTGACCGCCACCTACATCCACCTTACGTCAACGACGCTCTCCACAACCCCGCCTGAGCGGGCCTCCAGGTACGCGCGCAACTGCTCGATACGTCGACCGAGAAGCACGTTGAGTTGCTCGTTGGCGGCGGCATCTACGATGGCGTAGCGCAGGTAGGACACCAGCGCGATGATGTCGTGAAACCGCGTCAGGTCATCGATATACGTCGCGCCGAGACCGGCCCAGTTCACGCTCGGCTCAGGGATGTAGTCGATGCGGATGAACATCGTCATCGCCGCAGGGAAGAGCAGCTCAGTCCCGCGCAGCGTGTAGTTTGCCCTGTAGTCGTAGGTGCTCGTCGCAGAGACAGACGGCCTTAGTGTCTCAACAATGTTGTCAGGCAGCGCCAAGCTCTCGATCTGATAGATGTTCACCAACTGATACAGCCGGTTGGTCGCGGCCGACCCAAGGATGGGCGTGGCGCCTGCGGCGAGGTCGAGGAGCCGCGCGTCAGACAGAGAGTACGTCTGGCTCCGGGAGTAGATGTAGGGGTCCATCTCGGTGACGATCGCGCGGAAGTCGTCGTACCCGCTCTCGAGCCAGATGGACAGTTGAGCATCGTTGACGAACGTCTGATCAGGCTCGTCCATGTAGAGCCGGAACGCTGCGGCGACCTCGTTAACCAACATCAGACGCCCCCTTGAGTCATAGCGCCAGGCAGCCCCGGCAGGTTCTGCCCCTCAGTCGGGAATGGCACGTCGGCAAGCGGGTCCTGCATTGGAGCAGGCTCAGCCACCGGCATCATCTGCGGCGCCGTCTGCGCGGGCTGCGGAGGGGACTGGTGCGGCGAGACCGTTTGAATCTGAGAAGCCGCCTGGTACTCAGCCTCTGGCGCCCCGAACATCGTGATGTCCTTGATGATCTGAGCGATGTACTCCTGCGTCTCTGGCGCCAGGTCGTAGTAGGGCGGCGACTGCACGTACTCGCTGAACACCTTGGTGAACGCATTCAGGTCGTCAGTGGGCAAGATCTCGATGAACTCACCCATGATGACAGCCTGCAGCATGTCGCGCGCGTGGCTGATGGCGACGAACTCGTCGGTCTGGTGCTTGTTGAAGGTGCGGAAGTTGATGGAATCACGCGCTTCATCAGGCGTCATGAGGCCAAGTTGCACCATCTCGAGCACGCGGGACTCTCGGTGCGAGGCGTCGACCTTGAACAGCGTGTTGGCGTCGATGTAGACCTCTGGGTCATCGACGATATCTGTGTTGGAGATGGCCTTCCA